TCCGGCAAATACAATTCGTTTCTTAGAAATTCTGTTTTAAATTTCATTTCATTCTACCCCACAAATAATATAATAACCAATACTATCTTCTAATACAGCTACACCATCGCCAATATAAATAGTAATATCTTCTTCCATAACTGAAATAATCTTTAATAGTGTAGTCGTAGCTAGCTTAATACTAAAGTCAGATGATACTTTAATTCCTGTTTCTTCTTCTGCTCTGCCCTTAGTATCACTTAGTATAACATACCCATCCCTGTTTGTCAAGCACACAGCAGGTGTGTCAAATACATTCACATCAAAAATATCTAATCGCTTAATCGATTCCTTGATTTCTTTTTTGCTAATTTTAAAGCTAACATCCATATCATCTTTGATTGTGATAAATGGTTCAATCTCGTTAATAGGAAATAAATTATCCTTTAGCTTAATTGTAGAATAATATAATCCATCTGCCTGAACATAGATAATATTATTTAAAATACCATATTTAGCCTTGCAATTAAGACTAGCTAAATCAACAACTACAGCAGGGTATAGTTCAATAATATCTTGCATCTTGGTACTAATATTAGTTATTGCAATAGTATTACTATCTGATGTAATTGTATAAGCGTCATCCGTATAATATCTGTATAATTCAGGATGGTCTTCACCTACAAACAATGATAATTTATTTCTATTCAATACTGTCTTAAATACGGATAAATCAATATCATATAAGCTATCTACTCGCGGAAAAGTAATAGAGAGGAGAAGTCTATTGTTTACTTCATCAGTTTTAATAGCTTGTTTATATGTACCATTACCTTTAATAACTACAATCTCATCTTTAATGTCAATCTTAATATATTCTTTAGTAGTTAATTTAGTAAGTTTAAATAACTGTTCTACATCTAATACAATAGTATCTAAATCATCAATACAATCAAGCTGTAAAGCAATCTTAGTTATATTATCTGTCATCCCTAAACTTAGTTTATTATTGCTACCATGTAATTGTACTAATTCTGTGATGGGTTTAATACTATTTTTGGATATAATACTTGTAAGTAATGATAAAGCATTTTTAAGTTCTATTGTTTTTACTTTCGTGACTTTCCTCTCCTTTCAAAATCAAATTCTACATTCCCATCCTCAATGAATTTATTTAAATCATCATATCCATGTAATCCTATATGATAATAAGTTAATACATCAAAATGTTCTCCACATAATTTGCATTTACCTTTTTGCCATCTAAGTTCTTTTTTATTAAGCAATACAGGTATTTCTTCTTTATCTAAAATATCGTCTAGTTCTATTTTAACTCACGCTTTCTTTACTAATTTGTGGTTCTCATCAAATACAAGGGTATCCCCGCACCAACAATCCGAAATTTCCATATCAAGACTTAATGGTACATCAAGTCCAATACCTGCGTCAATGCTACATTTTCTCATAATTTTGCTTACCTCATAAGCATTTTCTTTTGGGCAAACAAGAAGATTCTCGTCATGCACCGATAGCACGATATGAGCATTCAGCTCTTGTAATCGTTTATTATTATAAATATTAAGTATTGCTCGTTTTGTCACAATACTCGCCGCTGATTGAATACAAGCGTTAAATGCCTCGCGTTCAGCCTTGGCAATAAATGCTCCATTTTGCTTTATTTCTATTCCCTTTCTTTTAGCATCAGCTATAATGTTATTATTTTCATCCTTGTTAAAAGTATTGTCTAATTTCTTTGTATACAAACCAGTATAATAATTTTTAGCTTTGTCATCAAGGGTAACTTTAAATTTAAACTCATATTTGGGCAAGAACACGTCTGGTAATCTTCTTCTTAGCCCGTACATGTTTTCTACATATCCATTCTTATGCAGAAAAGCAATAGTATCATCTATACACTTCTTAAGTTGCGGAAATGATGTAAATACCATATCCTTAATTTCTTGTGCTTTTTCAATAGTTATATTTAGGTCATTAGCAATACTCTGTACTCCCTTAGAATAATTTATCAAATATATGTATAAAACATATACTCAGACTATATCTTCACCCTCGTTATACGTTAGGCTATATAGTGTACAAATAACTATATAGATAATGCTATACATTATGTGCCATGCACTTCGTAATAAGGAATTTCGCCTTAAAACTACTCCTTGTCAGGATAGTCGTTTAACATTTCTTTATATATCCACTTATAACCGTAGGCACTTTTTGATTGATATCTCCCAGCTATAGAGTTACCAATATGGGAAGCTAAAGTAGTGTCCTTGCCGCCGCGAATAGTAGATATATACCTAGCCGCCTTACGCAATGACTCAAATTCTATAGTTTCATCTGTACCTAATTTAGTACCAATTACTGGCTTTAACACTCCACGTTCTTTTTTAGTTTGATAAACTTTATTTTTAGTTTCCTCTGTATGATGCCTACCAAAGAACGGATTATCTTCTCCTGTATATTTTCCCATTCGTGCTTTTGATATTTTATCCTTGCACTCCTTGGTTAATCGCTTTCCCTTATTGCCCTCGATATAAGTTTACGTGTCTTTAATGAACGTTCTCTTCCTATACCTGCTAGACTCACTTTCTTTTTATCCTCATCAGTAAAGATATATCCTATAGTACCTGTACCGCCAATAGTGCGGTTATAACCAAAAAGTGGGTCATTGGATTTATATAGGGCAATATAGTATTTTTCTCTTTCATATCTTATACTATCTTCTTCGCCATGTTCTAGCAATTCAATAGTAAAATGTTCTTTACCTATTTTCTTAATTGCTTTATGAAAATCATCCTGTCTATAGCTAGGAACAAAATGAGCTCTTAATCTTTCTTCGATAGATTTAGTTGTACAGCCAACGTAGACTAGATTATTTACATCATTAGTTATTTTATAAATATTAAACAATAAATCACCTTTCTATTTTATTTATTTAGCTGTTTTGATATATAAAGACTTCGCACAGGATTGTTACTATTTCAAGTAGTGTCCCCTGTTAGCATAACTTCTAAACATCATTTCCTATGTTTCCTATCCGTAAGTTATACACCCTATATTTATAGGTTCACATGGTTTCATTATGCTATTTCTAACATAAGGGGCGTTAGTTCACCCAAAATTATTGCTTTGCAACTCTTTCTTCTAGCCTTTCCTTCCTTATTCACAGTGCCATCAGCATGAAATTCAAGACATTCTTCATATGGTAAATCATATACTAAGGAGGCACAATAGGAATAAATATCAAGTCCTTGTTTAAAAGAATCTAGCATATTAGTATCGTGAGAGAAACAGGCCGCAAGTAAAACCTCTTGACGAGAATAGTCTGCGCCAATAATACAGTTATCCTTACCTGCTGTAAACATATTTCTTATATCTTCATTGTGCGCTGGAATCTGTTGTAAATTCTCAATGTTATCGTAAAGCTCTTTATCTTTACTTCTAATACTTTATTACTGTATTAGTACAGACTATATCTTTATCTTATATACTAAGATACACACCATTCGTGGATAGTTCTTCCATATAGGATTACTTTATCTAGTCGTTACACACGCTCATAACATTACTGTTACGCTTGGCTCGGTATTGCCCTTTGTAATATAGTAAAGGGTTCTCTTGTTATTATACCACAATACCTATCCTCCTGTAGGCTGTCGGAACCGAATTAGATGTGATTCTATAACAGCTCACGCCGCCATAGCCCAATTTTGTTTAGGGTTAGAGGAACTAAACCTCATTGTAGACGTACCGCACTGATTGAAGTTTGCATGGATTTTACCATGATGTAATACAGCTTCTTTAGTCAATTTATCAATGAAAGTACCTATAAGTTTATCATACTTTTTAACCTCCCCTAATGCTTTAGCAATATTTCCTACTAGACTATCTTTATATTCGTTAGATTCTAGTATTGCATCGAGTACCGCCTTACCCGTTCCTTGAGGAGATTTTTTGACCAAAGACTTAATCTTTAGTATATCATATAGAATTATTTTTATTTGACTAGGACTATTATAATTAACGGGATAATCTATATCGTTATACATCTTCTGTCTTGATTTTATTTCTTTTTCTACTGGTTCTAATGATTTATCAAATTCCTTTTTAGCTCTATCTCTTAGCTTTGTATATTTTTCTTTTAATTCTTCCGCACGTTTAAAATCAAACTTAATGCCTCTAACTTTCATATCACAGACAACATCAAGAATTGGCATCTCAGTATTCCAAAAAATATCGGAAATACGTTCTAATCCGTATTTAGTACATTGAGGCTTACCTACTGTTAAAAATGGTTTTTGAAAATTAACAAGGTCTAATGTTAGTAGGGCATCACGCGCCGCGTATATATATCCAATATTATAAGGAATATAGCAGAATGGAATTTCACTACCAAATAATTCTGCGAACTTATGACCACTACCATCTCCATGCTCACAATACTTATTATGCAATGCCTTTAAACCGTGGGGTTCATTTTCATTAAGAAGATTAGCGGCTATGAGACTATCGAAAGTACATGGAACCCAAATACCAAATTGTTGATATAATAATACCCTATCAAAATAGGCATTATGCATATATATCTCTTTACAATTTTTGATAATTTCTAATCCTTCTTTTACATCTTCTTTTTTAATCTGATTAGGAAGTAACTGCTCCGTAATTGTACTAATATGTCCAATAGGAATATACATAGCCTTTTGAGATGGACTTTGTAGTGACATTCCTACAATATCACCTAAAATATTATTTAGCGATGTTGACTCGGTGTCTAAGGCAACAATACCATCGTCTACTGCCTGTCTACAATACTCTAACCATTCTTCCTTAGTCTGAATAAGTAAATAGTTATCTTTTTCTGCACCAAGGTTCCTTTCTACTGTTTCCCCAATAGCTTGAATCTTAGCACTTAAACTTGTTCCTCTTAATGTGATTTTTGGTTTTGATACTTCTTCATTTTCTACTAAATCTAATATCTTTTGTGTTGATATATTATTTCTTTTTGGTACTTTAAATAATCCCACCTAATCATCCTTTCTCTTTATGCTTTCCGCGAAATGTTAATATAGAATCATATACCCAATAAATATAATGACTAACCAAATACCTATTGATAATAAACAACCACACATTATTCCTTTTGCTGTTCTTAATGGGTCTTCTTCCATATTAGCTTCTTCTTTTATTTTATCTTCTTGAAGCATTTAGCTCATCCCCTTTATCTATATTCTATCACAGCTTAAAGCTAAAGTCAACAAAAAAAGAAGCAGAATTAACTGCTCCTTGCGATTTATTTTATGTTATTTTAAAATCCTAAATCTTCACTTGCTTTACGTACAGAAGTACGATTTCGTGGTGTTGGTTCCTCTGTGTCAAATGGTACTTCAATATCATCTGATGGTTTTGCTAGTGGTTTACCTGTTGGAAATGCTTTAGTGTTAATAGCCTCAATCATCTGCTCTTTTGTCCACTGCTTAATCAAGCTATCTTCCGCACCATAAATGGTCTCATCTGTGAATTCACATTTTGCCTTTAGTGCATCTAGGTCATCTACTTTTGCAATAGGATTTCCTGCAAAATCTGTATTGGAGTTAAATAGTCTATAGCTGGTTTCTTTACTTCCTTTGGCACCAACACGCTCAATTTCAGTTGCTTCTTTATATAGAGGAGCATAACGTGCGCTATGCGGCCCAAGGTCTGTAGAATAATACTTAGACCCACGTTTCCAAATATTAAGTTCGCCAACATCCTGTGTTCCCGTACCATCTCGCTTATCAATTACATAAAGCGGAATGAACATGTTATCCTTTGCGAATGATACATCAGTTGGGTATTCTCCTTTATGTAGCATTGCTTCTTGGCATAGTGGACAATCATTTCCAAGGCAGTCTACTTCAACAGGAAATTTCTTACCTGCCTTACTTGTTAGCCACACCGTATGTGTACGATAGAAATATGATTTACTTGCATCCTCCTGCAGAATATATGCATGTGCACCATCGTGATTGTCTTTTAGGCTAAAACTATAAATAGATTTAAATTCAGTACGTGGTTTGTTCATATTTTCGATGTGTTCGTTTACCTGCGCTAGGTTTAATCTCATGTTTTATTTTTCCCCTTTTTCTTTTACATATTTATGTTTTTTAATTTTAATATTTACTTTTGCGTATTCTTTGTCTTCATTTTCTTTTACTTCAAACATTGGTCTAATTACTTTTTCTACTTCTTTTTTGACCATTTCTTCTGTTACTTTATCCGTCGGTTCACGAATCCTAATCTTTGTATTGATTTCAATAATCACTTTGTTCTCCAAAAACATTTTAATCTCTCCCAAGTTCGTCATTTAGTTTGATAAAGGACTCATTTACAAATGCTTTCATATCGTCACAAATTAAGGATTTTTGCTCACCCTAGTTCATGTTTGTGCACAAATACAGCTACTTAATTATCTAGTCCTTTCTTTGTTGATAGCTTTATTATAACATACCTTGGTAGCATTGTCAATAACTTTTTTTAATATTTTTTAGATTATTTAAAAAGTTATCTTTGTCTTGTAAATAGAGTTCATTTATATCCGTATTATCAGGCATCACAAGCCATGATAGTAGTTTGTCTTTCCTTAGTTGTTTATATAATTTATTAACCCCAATTCTTCCTGACTTATCCCCCGTATCTAATGCTAATACAAGTTTTCTATTTGGTATGTTTTTTAATAATTCATATTGATATTCACTACCAGTACCATTTAACGCGATAGCTTTTAGTCCTACCGACCATAAAGTTAGACAGTTTATAATGGATTCTGTAACGTATAATTCGTCATCAAAACTATTAGTAACTGCTAATTCACGTACTGCATATAGGGGCTTTAATTCTTTCTCGGGGTAGTTAAACAATTTGCTGTTTATTGCACGCCTTGCTATAAATAAACAATGGCCATTTATATCCTTCACAGGAAAAGTAATACAAGGAATATTGTTACCATCTTCTTTTAATTTGAATGAGCTATCATAGCCCACATCAAATAAATCTACCACATTCCTTGATATTCCACGTTTACTTGTTATATATGGATGGTAAAACGCGTAGTTATCTAGTACACTATCAGATACATAATTTGTCGCAAGTTGTATGAACTTTTCACGACTTGGCTTCAATAGTGCACTTTCACGATTATCTAGTATATAGTCTGCAAAGTTTTTAATTAACCACTGTTCTCCGTTTAGTTCAAAATCTTCGCCGTATAGTAGAATAGATATAAATCTAGCTAAACTAAATTTTCTCTTACAGCTAAAACAAGTAAAATATCCATGTTCTAAGGAAACCCCGGCTGATGCGTTATGGTCTGTATGAAAGGGACAATGTAATTGTTTATAGGTACTTGTAGTTCTTGCAAACTGTAAGCCAGACTTGCCATTAATCTTTAGTTCTAAATTTAACTCATTTAATATCGTCTCAATACTTGTTATGATAGGTAAATCATTTATTACCAGCACTAGTATCACTTACTTCAAACTCTACTTTTACATCATTTGAATCTAATAGTAGTTGTTTAATATAAGGAATAAAATCCTCCCTATTACATTTATTTACAGGTATATCAAAAATAAAATCTTTATCTTCTACAACAAGTTTAGCTTTTACTTTCATTTATTTTTACCTCACCATTCTGATTTATGGTCATCTGATGGAGATGGATTTTCAATATTCGTAAATCCACAATCCAAACAATGATTGATTATTAATCCTATAATTTTTCCTAAATCTCTTTTAGGGTCGTGTGAATCGAAGCAACACGGCTCTATTGGACAATATATAATATTATCCGAACCGCAGATAGGGCATACACCTTTGTAAGACCATGTACTATCATTATAATCTATCTTTGATAAGAAGTCAAGCACTCTATCTAGTTTTTCAACATCCTCTTTATCTTCTTTAAAAACTGCTTGAGCATTTAATTTGTTTCGTATAGCTATAAGGTCTCTTTGAAGTCCACGCCTGATAACCTTAAATTTATTCCATTTCTGATTCTTTACTCCTGCCATATCAATACAACCAATTCCTCCGCAAATATATTTTCTATACTGCCACCTCATCAATCAACATTATGTCCCCCCCTCCTCTGTCATTCATAATCAGTTAGTAATTTCTTTAGTATTGGACTTCGTTGTGCCGCAATATACATCCTATTTGTTAGCTCCTGTTTATCGTCGCTATCTGGCGCATTGACTACGAGTTGTACTGCAAGCTCATAGGGTACCCTCATAACAACATCCTGCGATGCACAGTCGGTGAATACAGTAATACGTGGCGTGCTCAATATGGAACTCCGATATAATCAAGTATTTCACGCATACCAAGTTTATCCATACAATAATCGTATATTTTCGGATGAGTGCGGTGCATACGTTGAAATTTATTCTCCTTCTCTAAATGACAGCCAATAAGACAGAACATACATCCAGTGCGTTGCTCACCAGTTGTTTTCCAGTGCCCCTTCTGCTGAACTATATCACCATATACCGACGGGATAGCAATGTTGTTGTTATGGATGTACTGAAGAATATCATCTTCCGTCCAAAAAGACATCGGTTTTGATACCGGATACTTAGTATTAAAGGCGTTGCATCCAGTTTTCTCCCATGCCTGCTTTCTTCGGATGCTTTCGACTGCCATTGTCGCCACGATACCGTGCGTCCCATTGGACTTCTCGTAAGCATGCATCGGCTTTTCCTTCATGATATTGCAGCAATTGT